ATCGAGGAGGGGCTGGAGCGCCTGGGCGGCGTACTGCTCGGCCAGTATGTGGATGCGCGGCACGTCCTTGGAGCGGGCCAGCTCGTGCAGGCGGGAGCCGAGAGACGTATCAGCCCACCAGGAACCCAAAGGAGTTGCGAGACGAATGTAGACGGCATTGCCCAGGTGGTTTATCCTGGTCGGCAAGTATTCGCCGGAGTATGGGTCGAGTCCCTTGTCGATGCTCATGCCGCCACTTTAGTGGCGGGGGAGTTTTTAGCGAAGATGATGGGATTCAGTAGGTCGCAGGTGTTTCACAACGATAGCCAGGATGATTAAAGGACTATGGATGGCTGGGCTTCATCCAGAGCATATAAAGGAAGAAGTTAGTATCTGCTATGCGCATGCCCTTGCAGCTCAGAGTGGAATTAACTTTGAACCGCCACGCAGAGACAATGATAGTGTTGACGTCAGGCTCTCTTACGCTGGGCGGCGTGACGGATGGGTTATATCGTCACCGTCTATTGAAATACAGTTGAAAGCGACAACATGTCCGAAGTACAACAAGGATGGTGATCTAAAATACAAACTTCCGATTAAAAACTTTCGCGATCTTTCATGCATTACTCAGGCTCCCAGGCTGTTGCTTGTCTTGGTACTCCAGAAAAATGCAGACTACGTTCAACTATTTTCTGATGGATTGTCAATTAATGGCATTGCATACTGGGCATCTCTCGCAGGTGTCACTACGCAGTCCAAGTCAAAAACTGTCATCCCTGTCTTGTTGTCGCATAACAATGTGTTGACCGTCAGCACATTTGTCCGTATGTTTGACAATGTTGGCCGTGACATACACATACTGAGTGGACTGTAAAATGTTTTCATCAGCACAACTAATCTCATATCTTGTTTCCACAGGATGGGTGCTGACGCACGTTACAAGGGTCAAATCTAAGGTTTTTTCCCATAAGGATCATACTGATACAGTTATCATCCCGACGGATAAAAACCTTGGAGATTATCAGGAGCTTCTCGCGAAAGCGTTGCGCCTCCTTTCCATGTTTGAAGAAGTCAGCGTCGACAGAATTGTTGAGAAAGTTATATTTTGTAAGACGGACATCCTTAGATATAAGGCCGATTCTCGATTTTCACGCAATGGAACTCTATTTCTGCCTGCATGGGAAAAACACTATGAGTTTACATTACGCTCCATAAAGGCAGCGGCGTCTTGCATTGCCAAGCCCACAAAAAAATCCAAGCGGCTCAATTCAAAGGATGCGGCTGACTTTGCAAGCAAGTGCCGAATTGGGCAGACTGAGATAGGGAGTTATATAACAAAGGCCATCATTCCCCTAGGAGACTACCAACCAGAACTGGGTGATGAATCCAAAGCCTCAGTTTTACCCTTTGGCAGGCAACTGGCTTCGTCAATTGTCAAAGGTGTGCGTATCGTGTCCGCTGCAGCCCATGAAATACAGCAACGTGATGGACTGTTTGACTCGACACAATATAATTCTGATAGACCACTTATGTATATTTGCGAAAGGCTGTGCTCTGCTTACGAAGATGCCGCAGAAGCCTTTAATAACAATTTAAATCTTTCAGTTGCGTTGGCCCCTTCGCCCACATTGCCACTCTTGCACGAAGACATTTCAACGCCTGCTGTTTTGTGCTCCAAGTTTCTCGTGGAAATAAAAGAGTTTCACCGTGTAATTGCACGAGATTTCAAGCCAATTTTTTCAACTGTTACAGGGTTCGTTGTCAGCTTGAATAGTGAAGTATACAAAGACGATGTTGATTGCGGCTCTATCGTTATACGCGACAGCGATGGAAAGAAAATGCATTTAACACTTCCTACAAATGTTTATAAGGCGGCCATTAAGGCCCACGACAGCAAGCGTCCAATTAGCGTATGTGGGGTTGTACGAAAAATTAGAAGACGTTTTTACATTGAGAACCCCTCAGATTTTACCGTACTATAGGCTTAGTTAGTCACCGGCTCATCCGTCGGTCCGCCGCCGTCATGCTCCCTGTGCACGTGATGCCTCAAGCTCACGTCCCCGCTCACATGATCCACATCCGCCCGGCTGGTGCCGGTGATATGCAGGTTGCCGCGCCAGGTGCCCTCCACCTCGCCTTCGCCTTCCTCGTCAGCCCCCATATCCCAGACCGGCGCGTACATGCCGATGCGCTCCTTGGCCGTGACCTTAAACCGGTCGCACTCGATCTCGATAACCTTGCCTTCCTTCAACACGATCCGCGCGCCGCTCTGGTTGTATACGGCCACCTCGCCGCTTTTCAGCCCGTCCACGCGGTAGGCCCCGGCTTCCGTGGCCACGATCACGCTGTGCGCACTCTTGCCGCCAAGCGGCAGCACGATGCACTGCGCCCCGGCTGGCGGCGCGCTCGTAAACCCAAAATGCTGCATCAGCTCCGCCGCCTGGAGCTGTTCCCCGGCCAGGCCGTCCGCCTGTGCCAGCTGCACGCCGGGCTTGGTGTCCAAGGCGGTGAGCACGGCCCGGAAGGCCAGGCGCACGCGGGCGAAAGCCCGGGCCACACGCGAATCGACCGTCCTAGCGTCCATACAGCTCCACCACCTCCCCGGGGCCTTTCTTGCCTTTCTTGGTCGTGCCCTTGTCGGCTAGCTCCGGCAGCCACACGCCGTCCTCGCGCAGCACCAGCTCCGAGACGCGGCCCCGGTCCCTGCCGCCAGTGAACGTGCGATTCATCAAGAAATAGGTGCCGTCCAGGCCGTGCGGCTCGCTGACCACGCGCACGCGCTGCCCCGGCTTCCAGGGTACTCCGGCCTGCCCGCCCACCCGGTGGCCACGCACGCGGGCAGTGATGCCGAAGCCCTGCAGGCGGCTGTCCATCAGCTCCTTCTTGGCCCGGCGCTGGGCTTCGCCCGCATCGTCGCACTCGCCTTCGGTGATGATCAGGGGCCGGTAGCCCGGCACATCCGGGTCCGTCTCGCGGTGCAGGATGTTGTGCTTGCCGTCCCCGGCCTCTGTGCCGTGGGTCTGTCCCAACACGGTCACCTCGGAGTAGCGCCCGGAGACTTCCTCATTCACGGAGAGCGAGAGCACGNNGAGCACGTTGTTGCCCTTGCCGTCGAAGCGCATGACCAGGGTGCAGACGGGCGCGGCGGCGTAGTCCGGCCCGCCCACCACCAGGGTGCCGTCCGGCTCGCACCAGGCCCAGACGCCGTTGGCCTCGCAGGCCTGCTTGAGCGCGTCCCAGGCGGTCATGCCCGGCTCCACCATGATCTTCTCCTTGCGCTCCCCGGCGGACTGCACGCGGATCTGCGCGATGCCCAGGGGCCGCGACACCAGCTCCACCACCTCGCTCAGGCTGGCCTCGCGCTGGGTGAACACCGGCGCGGAGCAGTCCACCAGCACAGCGGCGGCGTCACGCCCGGAGATGACCAGGCTCTGCGTGTCCTTGGCCAGCTCGCGCTCCAGACGGTCTATGCGCCCGGTGAGGATCACGTCCCCGCCCAGCAGCACCTCGGCCTGCGCCCAGGGGCGGATGCTGGCCGGGATGGACGCTGCCGGGATGCCCAGCGACACGCGCCAGGCGTCCGCAGGGGTGAGCAGGTCCGAGTCGATGGTGTAGGAGGTCCAGTCGCGGTGCTCGCGCCCGGCCACCCGCACCGTTATGCGGTCCTCAGCTGGCGTAGGCATTGAGCGCCTGGCCCGGGGCCACGAAATTGGGGTTGCGCAGGCCGGGGTTGAGCCGCGAAAGCTCCGTGGCCCGGGTGTAGTCCTTGTACAGCCAGTGCGCGGCCAGGTGCAGGTTGCACAGCGCCGGGGGCTGGTAGAGCACCACGGGCGGGTGCAGGTGGATCACGTCCGCGCCCATGTCCTGGATGGCCAGGGCGGCGGTGCGCAGCTGCTCCACGATGGGATAGGCCGCGTGGGCCGGGTAGACCGCGCGCACATCGTCCATGCTGTCCTGGATGCGCTGGCGGCAGACGCCCACCACGGCCTCCACTTCGGCGGGCGTCATGCTGGGGGCCTGCACCTCCTCGGCCAGGGCCTGGGCGGATGTTTCGGTCACGGCCCGGGTGGCCGCGAGGTTCCATGTGGCTGCGGCGATGGCGCGGCCCTGCCCGGCGGGGGTGGCCATGTCCGGGGCGCTCGCCGTGGCCGCCGGGCTGGCCGGGGGCAGCACCACAACGGGCTGGGGCTCCGCCTTGCCGGTCAGCGGCCCGCTGACGGGCGTGCCCGCGAACAGCGCGGGGCTCATGGCGTAGGGCGCAGAGGTGGAGGTGGAGGTGAAGGTGAAGGTGGAGCCGCCCCCGGACTTGAGGGCCAGACGCGGCAGCAAGTCGGAGAAGCTGGCCAGGCCGGAGAAGCGCCCGAACACGTTGGGCATGGCGGCGATGCCGGACACGCTGGAGGTGATGGACTGCGCCGTGCCCATGAGCCCCTGAATCCGTCCGCCCCCCTGGCCAAGGTAATCGGGCATCACGGGCAGGGACGCGCCACCTAGGTGGGCAGCCTCGCTGAACACGCCGCGCATTGCCGAGAGCATGTCGCCGCGCGCCACCTGGGAGAGCGTGCCCGCAGCCTTGGAGGCCAGCCCCTGCGCGGCGGCCAGCTTGCCGCTCACGGCTGAGTCGAATGCGCCCTGGAGCGTGGAGGCGTTGCGCGCGGCCTTACCCGAGGCGGACACGCCGCCCGCGAAGAACGGCACGTCCGGGGTTGCTTCCACGAAATCGAGCGCCACCTGGCAGCAGTCCGGGTTGTCCTCGTGGTGGCTGACGGTGTGGTTGGCCACGGCGACGGTGATGGAGCCGAACACCGGATGGATCAGCTCACCCGGGCCGGACTTGTCCAGAGCGTCCAGGAGCTGCTTGAGGCTGGCCTCGTAGCTGCCGCCCCAGAAGAACGCCTGCAAGCGGATGGTCCGGGCGCGGCGGCCCAGGTCTTCCACTTCCGCGCCGTCGCGGTAGGGGTATTCGTGGCGCACCAGGGCGCGCTCCGCCGCGTCGTCGGTGTTCAGCACGGAGAGCTTCACGCCCCGGAAGCTGGCGTCCTGCAGGGAGTCTTTCCAGCTCATTACTGCCTCTTGGCCTCTGCGGCGTTGTGTTCGTTGACCACGCGGGCCATCTCGCGGCCGTCCACGGTGAGGGTGGTCTCGGTCTTGATGACGGTGGGCGCATGGGCCGAGGCGAGCTGGTTGGCCGCGTCCGTGGCCTGCGGAGACGGCCCCCACATCCAGTTGNNCGCCGCCGAATCCACCCAAGACGCCGCCGATGACGGCACCCGGGATTGCGCCAACGCCCGCGAACGGGGCACCGGCGGCGGCACCTGCGGCAGCGCCAGCGAGAGCGCCCGCTAGACCTCCGGCGTTTTCCGCGTGCTGGATGTTTTTCTGGGCGCGGGAGAGCGTGCTGTTGGATTCGGTGGTGGCGATGTCATAGGCGGCGAGCCCCGCCGTGGCGAGCGGCCCGGCGAGTTTGCCCGCAAACCTGCTGCCGCCAGCCGCAAGTGCTGCCGCGCCGCCCCCACCACCCGTCATGAAGCGATATCCGCCCGCAGCGGCCAGGGCCGCCGCGAACGCCCCCACCGCCGTGGTGGCTCCGGCGACAACGGTTGTCATCACCGGAAACTGCTGGGCCAGCCCCGTGGCCGCGTCCAGCACGGCCTTGAGGGGCATGGAAATGGCGTCCAACGTGCGGGACATGGCCATCTCCAGCTCGTTCTTGGCCCCCTGCATGTGGGCGGCGGCGCTGTCCTGCGCCACGGCGTAGCTCTTTTCGCCAGCGCCGTCCGCGCCGCGCACCTGGCTCAAAACGTCCTGGATGTATTCCTTCTGGTTGTGTCCTGCGATGAGCGCCAGCAGGGCCTGGCGGTCCTGCACCACCTGGCCGATGGCCGAGGCGGCGGCCAGGTCGGCCATGTCGTTCAGTATCTGCTTGCGCTCCTCCCCCTGGGCCTTCTCCAGCTTCTTTTTCAGCTCGCCGTAGCGTTTGTCCTTGGAGATGACGCGCTTCTCGATCAGCTCAACGAAGGCCTCCAGCGGCAGGATGCCCTTTTCGCGCGCCTTGACCAGCGTGCCGGTCAAATCCACGCCCAGCTTCTTGAAATCCTTCTGGGTGTCCTGGCTGTTGAGCTTTTGCAGCAGGTTGACCAG